TTTGGCATCTTTGCAATAAGCGTATTGTACTCTTCTTTAGAACAATCTTGATATGGAGCTTGCTTATAAGAATGCTCAACATGAGGTAAGAAACTAATACCCGAAATGCTGTCAAAGTTTTCATATACCCAGTCTCCTACCTTTAGCCATTCTTCTTCACGTACACTGACAGTAATACTTGGCTTGTGTTCGCACCAATGATTTTGATACGTAAGCCATAGCTGTAGATGCTCTAGTGCAGTCATGTCATTGCGGCATACAGCATTGTCTGGTGACTTCATAGGAAATGAGAACACTGTTGTGCTTTCTGGTTTCATAAAGTCTGGTTCAGCAGGTATACCTGAGTCAATCATAAACTGTGTCATAGGATCTTTATTGTCAGCACGTACCGTACGAATGTAGTGTGGGTTATGACGAGCATGAATACCACTAGCACTGTCAACTAATTGTGACACAGTACCGCTAGGTTTAACACACGTAATAGCTGCTGACTGATTGATACCTAATTCATTAGAAAGTTTAGCATTGGTTTTGACAGCCTCATTTCTTAATTGTATCAAAAGTCTGCCACATTCGTCAAGTCCTTTAGAACCATTCAAAACTGGGTGATCCATAATTCCTGTCAAACTAACGCCTAGTAGTCTTTCATCTTCTGTATTCTTTTTCCATATGGAACGAAGATACTTAAAGTTAGTCAGGCAAGACTGAAGTGTTCCTAATACAGTTGCATTCCGTACCTTACGTAAAAGAGTTTCCGTAGAGTCAGTAGCCCGTACTACAACTTCAGACAGATTACAGAATTGGTAAGGACGAAGTATAATTTCAGAACATGGATTGGTTCCCCATTGTACTTGCTTAGTCTCTTCTTCATCGTAGAAGTTACTGCGCCTACCATTTTTAGATACTTGTTTCTTGGCAGCTTGACGATTAAATATGCCACGCTCACCAGACTTACTTTCGTATAAGGAATGCCACTCAGAGAAGAATACTTCCATAGAAGGTTTTTCTTTGTACGACACACTGTTATTAGCTAGTGCGCGTTGTGCTTCGTGTACCCACCACTCACCAGACTTAGCTTTACGCATAGATGTGTCATTAAGATTCGATAATGAAATCAATGCACTGCGACGTACACCACCGACAACAACAATCTCACCAATCTTACACATAATGTCATGTGCCTCTACAGGATACAATCTACGTCCTGCTGCACCTTTAAACTTTTCTACACAGAAGTTAAATAAATCTTCTAAAGGTTCTGGGCCTGATGCTCTACCACCAAAGGTCTTTAGCCTTGCACCTGCTGGACGTACAAGCGATACGTCCCACTTAGGTACTTGACCAGCATATAGACAAGCAATCAATTCACGTAGGGCTTTACACCAGCCTGCTTTGCTGTCATCTACAATGATGATTGTATTACTGTCATGGAAGTCTTCATTGACTATAGGAAGCTTGTCTATGTTCTCACGTTCTACGCTGAAACCTACACCAGTTCCGCACATAAGAATATACATAGCTTCATCAAACGAACGGGGGCTATCTACGGGTATGTAACTACAGTTGTATGCACCTACGTGACAGCGATCTAGTGCTGGACCTGCTGTCATTACAGCCCTCATAGAGGGCATTGTGTCTAGATTAAGTACATTTTCTTCAAGATCTTTACGATATTTATTAAAGGTCTTTTCATCTAAATCAAATTTCTTACTTACATAGTTTCCTATATAGTCAAAGTAACGACTAACAGTTTCATCCCAACTCTCACGTCGTTGTTCGTCTTCTTTCCACCTAGCATAGCGGCTTAAAGCAATAAAGTTTTGATAATCTGTTGGTAACATATTTCCCATATTAATTCCCCGTCTGCGTAGTTTTAAAGCCAACTATACTTAATCCACTAATATCAAAGATCATTTCTGTAAAGGTGCGTTCAAGCTCTGCCGCAACATTATTATCTGTTGGCATAGGATACTCTTCTGTATCCACCTCTACAGTAATCATCATACGTACTTTCATAGTCTACTTTCGACGACTTCTATTAATTTATTTAAGTACCATTGTGCCTTTAAAAGATCCTTTAGTGGATCTTCCTCATGTTTAAATCTATATCGTGTTACGTATTTTAGTACGTTTCCCTTCAAGTAACCTTCAAACTCATCGCCAAGCATAGAGTCAAATATAATTTGAATAGTCTCTCTGCCTGTCTTGTTATAATGTTCTGGTCTATTTACGTCATCAATCATCATTAAACTTCAACGTCACTACGTTGCCTTCTGTGTGTATTACAGGTTTAGTATTAACAGGCTCTTGTTTTTTAAAGAGATATTCACCGTCAGGGTTTTCCATAGCCATATCTACAATAGCTTGGGCCTTTTCTTTAACGTCTTGGTCTTGTTCATACAAAGGAACACTAGCACACACCATTTGAAGTACATGCAATAATTCACCATAGTCTTCATCATTCATACTGTGATCGTCATGTACGATTGCTGATATATCTACGTCACCCGTCCACAAACCTTGTGGATCATAAACAGGTTGAAACTTTAGATAAAAACTATCTTCAGTAAACGCTTCTTTGAAACTAGTCATTTACGTTTTGTTCCTTTAAAGTCAACGAATTTAGCAATAGCAGGGTTTGGTGCTTCAGTCAACCAGTCTTCAGGTATGATCCTATCATAGTACAAGAATCCTTTCTGTATACACCACTTAGCATAGGTGTTCTTAGCGCCCTTGTATAACTTACGTCTGCTATTTTCAAATACAAAACGAATATCAAGTTCAGGATGTTGTTTCTTAATCTCAACATGCTTGCGCCTATCCGCTGACGTAAATAAACCTTTTGTTTCAATTATTATATTATTCGCTAAAACGAAGTCAGGGGTATAGGTTCTGTAGGCTAGATCTTCCCACTCAATCTTTATCTTTTCGTACGTGTACTTTACGCCCGTTTTATCTAAGGATTGAGCTATCTTTAGTTCTAGCCCTGACCTATACCCCTTTTTACGTGCAGCGCGAAAACGCTTTGCATCCATTAGAAAGACCAGATATTCCCTGCTTTAAAAGTTTTGTATCCGAGATTCATCATCTCTTCACGAATGGCACGTTCAGTTTCTCTGCGTGTTTCCATAAGACTACGTAGGTTTGCTGTGCGCTTTTCGTTATATTCTTTACGTGCAGCAGTAAGTTCCTCCTGCATGTTCTTAATGCGCTCTGCTAGTTCTTCTAGCGATAGTTCATCATATAAGTTAGTCATTGTATTTATCCTCAATATATACATAGTCCACCTCTGGTGGAACTTTAGCAGATGAAGGTATTGATGGGCGCGTCACTAACGTCTCCCAGCAATCCTCCTTAAAGTCACAGAATTTACAGACACTGCCGAGTATCTTATTACCTGTAGGTTTACCCCTGAAAAATTCAGGTTCAGGCTCAAAGCAACGCTCAAACTCGTTGGCGTCTATACGCTGTGCTGTACTATTTAATTTAGTAACTTCTTCGTCTATTTCAAGACCCTGTGCAGGAACATATTTAAATTGTCCATTGGCTTTGTTGACAACCCACCAACCACCTGCACGTTTGTTTGCAGCCTTTGCATAACCTGCTAATTGACCTACGTATCCGAATGCATCCCCTTTCTGTAAGCTGTTATAATCATTGAATTTATTAGTGTATGACCAAGGTGAAGCAGACTTGATGTCATCTACTGCACCGTCAATACTAAGGTCTGTTGTACCGTTTATTTCTTTACCGTCTTCAAGCTCTAGTGTGACGTGTTCACTATTGTCATAGGCTACACCAGCTTCGGTAAGAAGACCCTTAAACACTGCTTCTACTATATCCCCTAACATCATATTCATAATGAATGTAGTTGGTAAAGGACGGGCTGCTTTAGGTTTATTCTTCTGATACCAAAGCTGGCAGTAGGGGCGTCCGATATTAGACATACGAAGTCTAAACTCTTGTTGCCCCTTCCCACTAAACTGACGCTGCAATGCGTCCCGCACGTCAGACACAATTTGCTCAATGGAGGAATCAGACATTGAGGCAGTGCCATCGCGCATATTGGAAAGCAATGTATGCAGCATCAGTTCAGCAGGATGGTTCATCACGCAGCCTCTTCAGTGTCTACGTTAATGAACTCATTCACTAATTCTTTTGTGGAATCATCAACGTCTTCGACATTGTTTTCTTCCCATTTTCCTAAGACGTATGTGTTATGCATCTTAATAAAATCAAGGAAGTTAGTGAATGTTTCTTGGTCGCTATCTAGCATATCAAGCTTTGTTTTAAGATCCAAACTTAACTTAGGTACAAAGTAACTTTCACCATTGTTTAGCTCTCTTGCTTCAGAAGATAGCTTGATGTTGTAATGCATAGGTAAAGCTTGCATTCTAAACAGTTTATTAAAGGGAACATTAACAGCCGTAAATGCTTCCTTATTATCTACTTCCCAAATGACTGGAATTGGATCTGGTGTTTCAACAGCGTTTCCTTCAGCGTCCATTGCACCATTAACCGTTACTGTACCGAATATAGCACGAGTTCGTTTAGTGGCCCGGATAATTTCTTTTACTCCAGAAGGAACTTTATCCCAATCATCAAAGAATGTAGAAGGTTTACCGCAATTAAAACCGCCTTCCGTATCTTTAAGCTCTGACTTTAGATCATTTGCCATAAGAGTTTTCATCATATTACCAGATGAATCTCCTGTACCATTAACCCAACGTCTATAATAGACACGCTGCATGAAGGGACGTAAGGTTACATCTGTGGCATACAGTGTTTTACCGTCTGCTACAGGCTCTTTTAACCTAAAGCTTCCAGCTTCAACAACCTCTACGTTTACTTGCTTGCCTTTAACCTCTTGCTTTGCAGTGAGTGCTTTATGCTGTATACCAAGGCGTATAAGTGTAGGTGTTCTACTTTCATTTGCACCCGTTGCCATACCAGACAAACGTGCAAGTTCAGCAAAGTTATTAGTATCTAATGTTGTCATTTCGTTCATTTGAAACTCCTTTCAAGAGTCCGAAGTTATATCAGTTAACATCTTTAGTGTCAAGCCAGTTGGGGCCAATTTTTGCCTCCAAAAGCAGAGGCACATTAAAATCTATTCCCCACTGTATGTCAATAAGGTTTTTAAGATTTTTATTTGTGTCTTGTATTACATTCAATGCAAAGTTTACCTCCATAGGATGTACATCTAAAACGATTGAGTCATGTACAGTATTCACGATGCAGGTATCCTTACGCTCTAGCTGCTTTTCTATGTACAGCAAGGCAAGTGGTACAATGTCAGCAGTAGCAAATGACTGTACAGGATAATTCTTAATCTGCGTAAAGTACGTAGGAGTACCGTTGGCACGTCTTTCTACTTCAGGAAAAGCGAATGATCTACCAGACGGTGTTCTTATTCTTCCTTCGTTGAGTGCTTCTCTTGCGAGTTCTGTGTGCCATCTGGATATTCCTCTATACTTTTCGCCGAAGTGTTCATAATATCTTGCCTCTGAAGGTGAACGTCCGAACCCTGTTGCTCCGTAGAGTGGGGCAAATGTGTGTGCCTTCGCCTGTTGGCGCGACGTAGGCTGTCCTGCATCACTGATAACCTTTGCAGTATAGGAGTGTACATCAAAACCATTACTTACTTCCTCTATGGCTAGTTTATCTTGTGATAAG